GCACAACGAAAAGCACGGAGATGCAAAGAGCAAGAAAACAAATCTTCGCACTCTAAAAGCTGTTTACCGTCGTGGTGCTGGCGCTTTCTCAACTTCACATCGTCCAGACCAAAACAGAAACTCATGGTCAATGGCTAGAGTAAATGCATTCCTCTACCTACTGCGTAATGGTAACCCAAAAAACAGTAAATACGTTCAAGATAACGACTTGCTGCCAGCAGCACATAAGCGTTCTTCCAAAAAAGATAATGCAATCACAGCAGCGGCAGCAGCCACGCAAGAGACATTTATCGAACTCAAGCCAGCTAAGAATTACGACTCTCACGAGCAAGCGCTCCTCGAGCTAGCAGAATTCTCCGACATGTCGTACGACGTGCTTCCAGCACTTAGGGCGGCTTATTTGCGAGCTGAAAAAGATGGTGGAGACCCTGTCAAGCGAGCAGCTCTTCTAGCAACAGCTCTATATGACAGTCCAGATGCCGACCTACTACCTAAGGAGTCTAGAATTGAGGATGAATAAAGAGCACAGGGAACTATATAAAGACCTAGCTTCTGTAGTTGCCTACGCTAACGAATCGCGTCCAGCAGATGAGCCCATAGAGTTTAGTGGCGTGCAAGAGGTCGCCTATCGTGAACTTCAAATATCTAATGATGAAGAGAAGGCTCTTTCACGTGCAACAGAGTTTGTTTTGGCTCAGGTCGGAGAAAACTTTGGGTACACAAGAGATTTGGACTTGTTCCCAGAAAACTATATTCACAACCAAACATCAGTAGAAGGCAAGCTTGCTTGGCTAAGTAGTAGCTCTAGTTTGGACGAAAATAAAGTCGCTCTTATTGCATCAGCCGTTAACCAAAACCTAGATGACTTTTCTAATATCCACGCATGGAAGCGTCTAGAAATTTTAAAAGAGACTGGTCAAATCTCAACAGACGTGTATAATTTAGTTAAAGACCTTGAGAAGGAAGCCGCAGAGAATGAGCTATAACGAAAGTCGAATGGATTTTATAGGGGCGCTATCTACCCAAACATCGCCTGTTACTGGCGAGGACATGTTTGACCCTAAAGGTGCTATTACCCGCATGGCGGCCCGAGGAGAGACCAAAGAGCGAATTAAAGAAGAGTTAGAAAAAATTTCGGTTTTTAACACATATGTTGAAAAAATGAAAAACCCCGAAACTGATGACCCAATGGAAAAATACATGATTGACGGTTTTTCTGACTTTTATGACACTTTGGAAAATTTGGAAAATCCGGAAAACGAGGCTAGTTTGCGGGAAGAGGTCGCAAAACTGATTCTTTCAAAATATGCAGAAGCCAATAAAGCCGCAGAACTTGCTCTAGCTGACGGTTCTTCTAAAGAGATTTTTGAAGCCTTAGATGATGTACCTGCTTGGGTGAACGACTCTAAAGACTATCTAACTAGGGGTGATGTAGAGATGCCTACGGATAGGCAGAACTTCCGCTGGGCTAAGTTTAGTGAGATAGTCGACAATATAAACGATATTGACCTCTATATTTAAATAACATTATTTAAATACCGATACAATTGATAAAGACCCGCTTAGGGTAAATTTTACTTGAACCTCGAGGATTTCAATGGCTTATACCTCGCTAGAGCGAAGCATAAACGCTCGCAAGCAACCCCGTGATAAAAAAGGACGCTGGGTAACCACTGGTGCCCGCCTGAGAGCAGCTATTGGCGCCTTCTCCGGGAATAGCAAGCAACGCGAGACAGTAAACGTCAATAACTTACGTGCTATCGGCGGTAATGACGATGGAACGAAGATTCGTTCTTATGTGACCAACGACGACTTTGCAGAATATGGCATAAAAAAGGGCGATGTCCTAGAGATTAACTCATCTAACGGTGAGCTACTGACCGCTCAGATTGATAAAGACTTCCTTAGAAGGAAGGGTATTGACCCAGACCTTGCTCACGAGCTGCCAGAAGATGTTGCTGACCAACCTCAAAACATTGAAGACCTGAACATCACAGAAGCCTCCGAGCTCGACCGTGAGATGGCTCTTGGCGAACTAACTGACGAAGAAGACGCTGAGTTCCGCAAAGAGCGCGAGGCAGAGCCGCTGGCTAAACTTCCACCAGCTCTCTCAGAGCAAGCAAAAACCGGTCAAGACGTATCAGACATTGTCGGCGAGCCAGTAAAAAAGAAAAAATCTTTTGCTGGGCTAAGAGACTTAGTAGAGTTCCTGAACCTGCCTAAGGGAACCAAGATTAGGCAAAAGGGACCTACAGGTACAGAGGGGGACTGGAAAAGATTTATAAAAAATGAAGAGGACGGTCAGTGGTATAAAGTTTCTAATAAAACTGGAAAACAGGTTGGTAAGCCTCTAACTCGTAAACAAATTAGAGGGCTAGTGTCTGATACCAGTGGAAGCTCCCCCTTAGAAACAGTTGATGAATTTGATAAAACTCCTTTTAGAGATTTAGATTTTGAAAAAGGAGAAGAAAGAAGAGAAAAAGAAAGAAGAGAAAAAGAAAGAAAACAAGAAGAAAAAGAGGCTCCCAAGCTAGAAGAGGTGGAGGGGTCACCTCTAAATTTGGATGATGATGATGAAATCATTTTTGAAGATGACGAGCCAAAGGTTTACCCTGAGGAACCAGCCCGCCCCCTGCAGCAGCCCACCGAAGAAGATTTAAAAGATAAAGAAAAAGCCGAGCAAGAGTATGAGGAGCCTGAGGAGACCGAGGAGAAGGTTTCACTCTCTGAGATAGAAGCTTTAGGACAGCCTGAAGAATATGTAGAAGATTTTGATGGCTTCACACCAAGTGACGAGCAGACCAATGCCCTTAATGCCGTTGTTAGAGGTGGATACCGTACAGTAGTTAATGCACTTGCAGGTTCAGGAAAGACTACAACTTTAGTAGCAGCTGCCAAGGCAATTAAGCGTGAAAGGCCCAAGTCTCGAGTACTAGCTCTACAGTTTAATAAAAAGAACCAGCTAGAAGCTGAAAGACGTATGCCGAAGGAAAATACAGAGGCACGTACGACAAGTTCTCTAGCATATGCATATCTAACCAAAGACCAAAAAGCAGCCATGAATGGCCGCAAAGGTTATGTTGCTTCAGGAGATAAAGCTATTGCAAAGCTAAAGGGTTACGATGAAATGCCTCTCTTTGGAGAGAACTTTACGTCTCCGCAGGTTGCTAACATAGTAGGCAAGATTGTCGGGCGTTTTTCTAACAGTGACGATAAAGAGATTTCACGCAAGCATGTTCTAGCTGCTGTAGCAAAGTTTAGGCCAGAAGATAAGCCAGACGCCAAGCCCGACGATAAAGTAGTAGCAAAGCTCCTGGACTATGCTAATGACTATTGGGCAGATGTTCAGCGCGGTACCAACCCTAATTACAACAAGTCAGAGGGCAAGTACGAGGGCAAGCGTATTAGGGTGCAAGGAAATCACTCAGTCAAAATGTGGTCCCTAAGTGAACCTGACCTAAGCGAGATGGAAGTCAACGGCGAAAAAGTTGACACAGTATTTTTTGACGAGGCTCAGGACACAAACGCGGCAGTTGCTGCTGTAGTTAAGAATCAGAAGAATGTTCAAATAGTCCACGTTGGAGACCCTAACCAGGCAATCTATGAGTGGAATGGTGCAATTAACGCACTAAAGAAAGCAAGTAAAGACGCCGAGGTTGTTCTACCTCTTACTATGGTTCGTCGCTTTGGTCCAGAACTAGCGGGCCCCGGTAACGCCGCTCTTAACCTAATTGGTAGTGACACAAGAATTAGGGCAGTTGGAGAAGGCGGGGAAATTGTTGACCGGGACGCAATCCCCATGGGTCCTGATGAAGACACTGTAATTATTGTCCGTTCTAATTCAGGTGGATTGAACGAGATTCAGAAGCTATTAGAAGAAGGAAGAAGTGTAGGTGTTCTGCCAGTATTTAAGACTGACCTAGAGAATGCTGTATACACCTTGAAGTGGTTGAAAGACACTGACTTTGATTCAAGAGGTGCTTCTCCAAAAACTCCTGACGGTAGAGATGCTGACAGCGATGACTTCGCGGGACTTCGAACGATGAAGGATGTCAGGGACTTAATTGCAATCGACAAAGAGGCAAGAGCCTCTAAGTGGATAGACCTGTTAACCAAGATTGGAGGCAACGACTGGGAAGCAGGCCTGAAGGAAGTCGAAGACAATATTATTCCAAACTTGAAGGTTTTGAATGATTCGGAGGGCGGAGCATCCAACCTAATTTCTGATGAGATTACGGGAGCTCCAGGCGAGGAAGCCACTCTGCTGGATATTGGCGGACAGCGCCAAAACTATAAAGTTAATGATGAAGGCAATATAGAAATCTCTGGTGACTTTAAAGCTGTCACTGCAAAGATTGATAGCGATACAACGTTTAAGGACTACATAAAGAGCAAAGGCTTTAGGTGGAATGGCGCCAACAAGGTGTGGAGCAAATACATGCCTAATGCTGACGATGAGCAGCGAGCAAGCGTTATTGCTGAAATTTCTAACAAGGTGCCAGAGGGGTTGAAGCCAAAGGCTGACGAAGACCCTGACTATGACGTTAGAGTAACAACTACTCACCGAATGAAGGGTCTGGAGGCAGATAATGTCATTATTGGTGAAGACTTCCCTGAACCAAAAGAAGCCCTAACTAACGCCGAAGACGGTACTCCTACTTCTGAGACTAAGATGCCGTCTATGGAAGAGATGCGTACTATATACGTAGCTGTAACTAGGGCTAGAGAAAAAATGTCACTCGGTAAGCTAGGGTGGCTACGCGACTACCAAGGTAGAGAAGGTGTAGTTCCTGCCAACGAGGCCATGGATAGAGAACCTGATGTCGGTGCAGCTGCCTGGAATATGCCACAGCTGGAAGAAGCTAGCTTCTCCCCTTCAGGCATGCTAGACGACGACGAGTTCGATTTTGACGATGATGTAGATGGTCTGGATGTAGACCCAGATGACACCCCCTCTGATTTTGACAGGCCGGTTAGAACCACAAGAAGAGCTGCGGTTGAGGACCTTGACCCAGATGACGACACTTTCTTTGTTGACCCGGAGACAGGTAAAAATGTCCGCTTGGAAGACAGCGAAGGATTGGAGAACGACGAAGTTCTTCTAATAGGAACAGACGAAGCCGGAGACCCCTACGAAAAAACTTTCCGTAAAGGCAACCGCGTCTCACGCTTGGAGTTTGGCGAGCCTGAACCTCGGGAAGAGCCCGCTCCTAGAGAACCAGAAACTCCAAAGGCTCCTGAGCCAAAGGAAGCTCCTAGCACCAGAACACCCGGTAAGACTGCTGCAGACGTTAAAGTCGGAGACGAGATTTTTGATGACGAGGGCGGACTGCTTGGAAAAGTCACTAATGTTCGTAAAGGACGAACCAAGAGTGGTATTGATGTAGTTAGCGTTGAGCACGACGGGGCAGATGGAAAAATTACTTACGCTAAAGACGAGCCTGTAGATGCCCGTACTCCTGAGAAAAAGGCCACCCCTGAGCAAGCAGAAGTAGATGCAAAGAAGCTTGTCGACGACATGCGTAAGGATAACGTCCCTGAGGATTCGCTACCCACCGAGTTTACAGAGACACCAAGTTTTGTAGAAACATGGACAGAGACCGTAAACGGTACATATAGTAAATATGTAAACGGTGAGCGTTGGAACGTTAAGCAGAACAAAGATGGAACAATCACGCTGCGTCCACGCACTAATCCTCAGATTGGCACAAAGAAATACAACTCATGGGACGAGCTCGAGGCAGACTTCCCAAACAGAATTAAAGACTCAGACGATGCCAACTTAGACAGGCTAGAGAAGTTCTTCGAGAATTACGACAGAGATGGAAGAGTCAAGAGGGCAATAGATAGGTATAGGCAGACAGGAGACCCTGCTGATTTCGAGGAAATCCAAACTGCTGTCTCTAAAGATGATGACTTCCAAGACGACCTTGAGGACGGTAACGTAAGCCCGGCAGCCACGGCAGCTAGGTTGTCTAGGGTTAAGAAGGACGGCACTGACGCCCTCCCTCTAGAACGTAGAAAACCTCGAAGTCGTCCCGTTGAGGACCGAGACCTCACCGATACTATAGACGAATTAAGAAAGGCTAGGGAAGCTCTAGAAGAGACCCGCCGCAAGATAGACGAAAGACGTCGCTTGGAGCTCGAGCGGAGAGCTACCGAGGACGAGGACGACTACGAAGAAGAGATAGAAGATGTAGAAGAGCCTGAAGAGACAGTCGTTGCAGACCCAACTCCTGACGTCGAGGACATCTATACAAACGTTCCTGAAGGCTTCCAGCCTACCCCCGCAGGTCTAATACCTACAGACCTAGAGCGGTATGACAACGGTGTTTCTGAAGTAAATAGAACTCCATTTAGGCCTGAGGATATTCAAGAGGCCAAAGGCTCTGGTACCCCCGAAGATATTAAAGCCAAGCTTTTGGAGTACTACCCAGAAGCAGGAATCGCTTCGGACGGCTCTATTGTCGTTCACCGCAAGACCTATAAAGAAGAGTTTGGCCCCGCAGAGGGACAAGAAGTCAGCGTTCAGATTAAAGTCAAAGAAACTGACGACAATAAGATGATGCTTGTTTTTGATGTTGATGTTGACGGTCGTAAAGAGCAATACATCCACTACAGCCCTCGTAACTCCTTCGCATCTCTCGTGGGTGTGGGTGGCAAGGCTCAGCAGAGTCGCGGTATTGAGAACCTTCTAAATAAATACATCGAGCGTCCAGACGAAGATTTTGATTTGGCATCGAACCCAGACAAAGAGCGTCGTCTATACGGTGGTGCCTATGGTGGTATTAGTAGACTACGCAAAGCCAACGCCGACAACATTGCTGAAACCGGAAAGAATGATACGGACTTGAAGCTGCGCACCCCTGAAGAGCACGCAAAGATTATGCTCAGTGGTCGTAACCAGCAGCTGAATACAGATGACACAGTCTTTTGGACTCAGCGTAGAGGAGAAGTTCCTTCTTTCTATTCAGCCTTTGACAATGGTGACCAAGAAGCAGCTGCGCGTATTTTCGCTAGCTATGTAGGTACCCTACCTAACACACCTGAGCAAAAAGATAAGGCTTATGACTTCCTTGAAAGCTCCATGCGTGAGAAGTTCCCCAATGCTAATGAAGAGCAGCTATCCGCTTTCCTATCGAGCGTTAAATCACGTCTGAACAGCGGCCGAGGAACTGATAAAAGTAGGCCGATAGTTACCCACGTTGACCGTGACAACAAGCAGCTAGCGGTAGGTGATGTTGTTGAGTGGAAGAATAATGAAGGTGTAGTATCTAGGGGTCGCATCGTGGCTCTTAAGGCTGTAGAGAACCCCAACGATGGTAAGTATACCTTCTCTGACTACGCCGAGGTAGAGTTTAAGGGTAAGAGATTGCCTGAGGGACTCAACACGAACAACATGAAGTTGTCTGATGACCAGGATTCAGAAATTGACGAGTACTCACACTGGATTCGCGAGGAGGACCTTGCGCTGAGGCGTCTATCGAAGCGACCAGATGTTGCATATGACCCTGAGCTAAAGGTCTTCTACAGAAAGACAGACAACCAGATTCTGAAAGACTTTGAAGGTCGTACCGAAAAAGAATTGGAAGAACTTCAGACAGACCTTGCTAAGCAGAACAGGAAAGAAGAGCAAGAGGCGCTTGAGACCCCCGATAAAGAAGACATTAAGCAGGAAGTAGAGCCTAGAGATACAGTTCCATTTAAAGATGATGAGCCTGTGTCTGAAGCCGCTAGACTAAAACTTAGAGGGCTTGCCGACCGCCTACGTGAGCTACGTGCTGATGATTTAGATGAAGATACATCTATGTCAGAGGAGTATGAAAAAATATTTAATGCTGTAGACAACCCCGACCTGACTGCAAACGAGTATCAGGAAGTTGCGAAAACGGCTCGGAATCTCCTAAACAAAATAGCCACTAAGCAAGAAATGCCGACTCCTAAAGCAACACCTGCGGGGGAGACGGGAGCGGCTAGCAGTGTTTCAAACTTGGTACCAGGCGTGCAGTTAATCCCGAGGCGCTCAACAGCAGATGCTGCAGAGCAGCTTCGCAAAGGCGAGTTCGGCGAGGCTGTTGCTCCAGTAAAAGGCGACAAGACAAAAGGTGTCTACCGTCCTACTGATGCGGCTCTTAGCAAAGTAGAAGAGTTTAGAGCTGGCGGGGAGGATGTATACAATAAAGCTGTAAAACGTTTTAATGATAACGAAGAGTTCCAGGCTAATGTAAAAAAGTTGGAAAAAGAAATTGAAGTTTTGGATGCTAAAAAAGAATCAGCTAGGTTGGAAGTAGAGACCTCAGTTAGAAGCGGACGTTCCCGCTCCGATACAGAGAAACTTCGAAAAAAGCAAAGAGCCGCGTCTCAGAGAGCCTTAGATAAAAGAGCAGAGGTTTCTAATCTTTTCCGCCGAGCCCTTAAAGAGGAGCTGGAGGAGCAAGGTGTCGAGTTTAATGTTTTAAAATTAGACAAATATCTACATAAGTTTGATAGTTTCGGTTTCGGTCAAGACGAGCCTCTGCCATCTAGTAGTACTTTTAGAAAGTCTATTAACGATGCACTTCAATTCATGCCACGACCTATAATTCAAGGCTTAATTGATGACCTAGAATCCGAAGGTAAAGTAATTCGTGTCAGCAAATCAAATGATAGAAGAGGCTACTTTGGTGTTTATACTGATGGTAGTTATGGTCTTCAGTTAGCTAATGATAAATCTAGCCTTTTCCCCGAGCAAGGAGGGTCAGGCCCTCATGGCAACAACGCTCTGCATGAACTGTGGCACTTTGTTCAAAAAACTAACCCAGACCTAGTTAGCGCTGAGGGAGCATATGTATATAACCGAAGTAAGAAAGTTGACGAAGATGGAAATGAAATTTTCGAGCTATCTACTTTACCCGGATACTCTAAAAAAGAAGTTGGACTAGTCTCAGACGTGTCTGTGCCGTACAGTACAAAAGTATATTTACGAAGGAATGCAAATCTTGCTAACAATCCTGACGAAAATGCAACCGAACTCGGCACTACCTTGTTTGAATCAGTATTTGGTACATACAACAACAGGGCGATAAACGGTCAAGGCTTATTTGCGGTCGCAAAAGGACCTAATGGCAGGCCAGTTATTTATAGAGATGTTAATGCTCGAAACACGGTGGTGCCTGATAACGTGAAGACTGGCTACTACAACTCAGCAGACGGCAAGTGGTATGAGGACTCTGCATTTAGTAATCCAATAGACGTTTCGCACCAGGTGGGACGACCAGTTGACTCATATGACCAAGATGCGGTAAATTATATGCTTGGTACGCTCCTTGCTTTTAAAACAAAAGAGGGAGATACCAAGACAATAGCCGAACGGCTGGAGAGGTCGAGTGATTAGTGGAATATACAGAACCAGTAAGTTTTAACTTAGACGGGCTTTCTTTCGAGTGGACTCCCGAAGAAGGGCTTTTAGCTGATAAGGATGACTTTGAAGCAAATGCTCAGGAGCAAACTATCCAAGCCTTCGTGGACATCCTTGTAAATGAATACGGTGAGAATTTTCCCGCCACACCCGAGGGGCCTTACTTACCAACTACGTTGACAGATTTGCGTACAACAGTGTATTTGCTCAATGTAATGTTCCCTTCAGAGAAAATGAAGATTACTGGCGAGCACCCGACTATGGCTTCTTTAGGCCTAGGTAAAGGTACTCGTTCTCTTGAAGACGGCTCTGAAGTGGTAGACTAGACAAAGCACAAGAGAAGGTATAATTGATGGGCAACAAGTTTTTAAAGAAGTCTGAACCAATCTCTGATAAGACTGATATTGGCGTGGACGTGCTTTTCTATGTTCATCCTACAACTAGGCGAGTGGAAACAGCATGGATGTATTCTCCCTTAGGTGTTGACGAGTGGGACTTTCAGTCAGAAAACTGGGTACCGCTCAACGGTGAAGAGGACAGAGGATACACCAAGTGGCAAAACTATATGGTCTATAAAGTCGACTGGGACAACAAAGATGTAAAAACTTTAGACCTTTATAAAGACAATAAGTTAACAGAAAAGCACCTTATAGAAAATGCCAAGATTGTGCATGATGAGTTTGGTAGGAGCCCTGCAGTAAATGATTAATTTTATTGGTAAAAACAACGAGCATGCTGTATTCGAGAAAGACGGGATGTATGCAGCAGTTAACGTTGCCAGCAATCTAGTTGAAGACTTTTCTCAGCATGAGCTACTTACCATGGCCGCAAAAGCTGACCAAAGAGATGCATCAGTAGGGCCAATCACCGAGGAGCTGGCCGCGGCGGCCCTATCTACAGTAGAAGCTTCAATCACAGCTGCAGGAAGTTCTATGTACACTATTCCTGGCGGTGTCCAAAAGGAAGCTAAAAAAGGTCTTAAGTGGCGTAAAGAGCACGGTCGAGGTGGAACCAGAGTCGGTTACAACACAGCTCGTCGTTTGGCCAAGGGTGGACAAATTGGAATTGAAAAAGTTCGCCACATTGCAAAATATTTTCCTCGTCACGAAGTAGACAAGAAGGCTAAAGGCTACGAGTACGGAGAAGACGGTTTCCCCTCTGCGGGCAGAATCGCATGGGCACTTTGGGGTGGAGACGCTGGTCAGCGTTGGGCATCCGCCATTGTGGAGCGCGAGGATAAGAAAGAAGCAAAGACCGCTTCTGCTTTTGAGGACTACTCAAATGACGAAACGTATGACGCGTACCTAAACGATTTTAAGGTTGCTCACGATTTAGATATGAACGCAGGTCCAGAGTTTATGGCCCGTGTCCGCATGGATGGGTCAGGTATTGACCGCCTATATAAGATTGATATTGATGGTCGCGTATATGTCTGGGATGACTGCTCTTGGGACGACCTAGGTCACGTAGATAGTGATATTTATTTTTACGACCGTGCCTTAGATGAGCCGTACGATACTGTTGAAAAAACCCATGTGATTATCGACCCCTCCTCAGCCATGATTGTTTCGGCCTATTTGCAAGAGCGTCCATTTGAGCCAATCTTGCTAGAAGAGATTGACCCTGAGGAAACATTCCTTATGGAGGCTGGTCTTAACGAAGAAGACTTTGACATGATTGATATGGTGATGCTTGCTGCAGGGGAGCCAGTTACAGACCAAGACGGTAACTATACCGAAGAAGAGCGTTCTCAGAAGGCCTCAAACCAACCTCGCGACGCAGGAGGCAAGTTTGTGTCTGCCGGCGCACGTACTGTAGTTGGCGGGGATAGACAGCGTGGTTCTGGAACAATTACTTCTGTTAATTCAAAAACAGGGAAAGTAAAAGTCAAGCTAGATTCAGGAAAAGAAATAGAGGTCGGCGCTGAGTTTACTGAGGCCGAAGAGGATGCAGAAGGTCCACGTAGAGTTCCTAAAGTTGAATCTCCCCTAGATACTTCCGGCATTCTAGGAGAGCCTAGAACTCCTAAAGGATATCCTAAGGCTCAACTGCCAGGCACTCTACCCCCTATGGAAGCTGGAGACTTCCAGCAACTAATCAACAACTGGGACGCATATGTTCTGGACCAGCGTAAAAAGTTTAAGCCAGCTGTTACAGCTGCTGCTACTCAGACGCCAGAAGAAACTGACATTCCCGCTAAATATCTAGCTCTAGTCTCCCCCGACGACCTTAGTGCAGTTATGGACTTAGTTGCCATTGTCCCCGAAACAAAAGAATCTACAGCTCCTGTTGTGTATGAGCGCAAAGAAGGCGAGTGGGTACGTAACGACCAAATAATGGCAGACCTTAAGTCAGCCACCCCACCGCCTGTAGTGGAGCTAGATGAAAAAGAAGTTTTAAATGATGTTCTAAAGCAAGTTGACGAGAAGAGCGTAACAGCTTCAGGCGTATTGCTTGAGTATTGGAAAAAGAACGTAACCAGTATTGTTGCTGCCGGTGGGTTGGACCGCAACCGCGGTAACGCAGAGAATCTTCGCCGTTATTGGACCCGTGGAATCGGTGGCGCAAAGATTATGTGGAATACCCCTGGAGATTGGACCCGTTGTGTACGCTATCTTTCTAAATACATGGGGCCACGTGCAAAAGGATATTGTCAGCTTCGCCACAAAGAAATGACAGGTGTCTACACTGGCAGTAAATATAACGTTGGAAAAAAGAGCCTCCTTTCGAGCGCTATGTTTAAAAGCGTCGAGCAACTAGACTCCATCATTTTAAAACAGAGCGAACTCCGAGCAAGAGCTGAAGATGCGCGTGAGAAAGTAGCTCTCCGAGCAAGTGCGCGCAGGGAAAAAGAGGGTGCAAAGTTTTACATTCCTCTAGTTATCCCCGAAGAAGCAGACTCTGGAGATGGTCGTAGATTTAAAAAGGGTGCAATTGGTGTAAGAGACCTGCCTGTTCCGCTTCTATGGCAGATTAAAACTGGCTCTGGTCATGACGGTTCTGTAGTAGTTGGTCGAATTGACTATATGGAAAAAACCGATAAAGGTATTGGAAACGCATATGGAGTGTTCGACACCGGCCCCTATGGCCGCGAAGCCGAACGAATGGTTAAGCACGGGTTCCTCCATGGAGTTTCAGCTGACCTAGACCAATTTGAGGCAAAGGAAGAAAAATCTGAAAATGCTGAAGACAGCGAGATGGGCAAGGACAAGCTGATTATCAATAAGGCCAGGGTCATGGCTGCTACAATTGTAGCTAAGCCCGCATTCCAAGAATGCTCTATTTCTATTCAACAATCTGGGTATCAGGAGGACGACGTGACCCCGAAAGATGGACTCTACGAAGAGTCAATGGATGAGTTCACTAATCTAGAGCCACTAGCTGCTTCTGGATACCTAGCTGGAGAAATCCCAGTTACTCCACCACAGGGTTGGTTCGAAAATCCTGGACTGACAAAGCCAACCCCTCTGACTGTTGACCCTAGTGGCCACATCTATGGGCATATTGCTGCATGGCACGTTAGCCACATCGGATTGCCACGTTCAACTAAGCCACCGCGCTCACGGAGCAAGTACGCATATTTCCACACTGGAGTTGTCCACACCGATGCAGGTAAGGATGTTCCAGTCGGACAGCTAACCTTGGCAGGCGGGCACGCCCCCTTAAGTGCAAGTGCAGAAGATGCAGCTAAGCATTACGATGACACAGCTTCGGCAATTGCTGATGTACATGCAGGAGAAGACGAGTTCGGCATTTGGGTATCAGGTTCACTGCGTCCAAACGTTGGGGAGAGTGAAGTGCGGGCACTGCGTGCCTCGGCCCCATCTGGAGACTGGCGACCAATCGGCGGAGCTCTTGAACTTGTTGCTGTTTGTCAGGTAAATGTTCCAGGTTTCCCAGTTGCACGTGCAATGGTCGCATCGGGAGAGGTACTTGCACTAGTTGCCGCTGGCGCTAGCTTCTTTGCCATGATGAAATCTGAAGCAGTCACCACGCTAAGCACCAGAGCGGATAAGCTCTCACAGCTAGCACACTCTACGCCTGATTTGCGCGAAAGAGCAGCTAAGGCAAAAAAGAGGCTTGATTCATACTCAAGGTCAGATATTGCCGAGTTTAAAGTTGCTCAGATGAGGAACAGAATCTCTGAGCTAAGCGCTTCAGAGTTTAAGGACTATACCGAAGAAACTCGCGAAAAATACGCCGAAGAAGGTAAAGCTCTTCCAGATGGCTCATTTCCTATAGCTGATACTGAAGATTTGAAAGATGCTATTCAGGCTCATGGTAGGGCTAAGGACATTGATAAAGCAAAAAGGCACATTGTTAAGCGTGCTCGTGATTTAGACCGCGAAGATATGATTCCAGAAGAGTGGGGCATAACAGCTTCGGCTTCTTCTGAGTTTGCAGAGCCTGACGAGGAAGACAATAGACAGCTCCGCGATGCTAAGAAGGCAGCCGACGAGGAAGAAGAATTAAAAAAAGCTGAAGGCCGGGGAGGAGATTTCGACCCTGAAGAGGGACGCGAAAAGTATATCTCCGGCGTTAACCAACCTCGTGATGCTAAAGGTAAATACCGCAAGGTGTTAGCTAGGCTAAAGCAAGATTTAGGTGTTTCAGGTGCTCAGAAAGCTCTAGAAAAAGCCGAGGAAGCTTACAACCTTGATTTTGCTGGAGACTACGTCCGTTCTGCTGCCGCAGGGTCTGACCTACTAGTTATGTTAGACAGATTAGACACCAAAGCCCTTAACCCGGAAGCTCTAGGAAACGTCAGGGCTACGGCCGCCGAATTAGGTAAAGCAATCTCTAACTTACCCCTACCTTTTGGTAAAGATGCAGAAAAAATTAAGTACAGTGACCTCCCTTCAGGTCTAAAAGACCTAATTGAGGGAATGGTTAACAGGGTTGAAAGCAAGATTGGAAAAGAAGACGCTGCTATAGCTACGGACAAGCTTAAAACATATATGTCAGGTGGAGACCTGTTCTCCCAGGGTGAGGTGCAGTCCGAGATGAGTAAATTACTCCGCCTCCTTAACTAGTGCCCTAAAATATACGGTAAAATTACATTAGGTTTAGTGCCTTGACGTCTTTGCTACGTCTAAGTCCCTGACCTTGATTGTAAATCATAGGGCGTTACGACGTCCATTAACCGAAACTGGCCTAGGAGGTACAGTGTACGACCAAATTAAAACTCAGCTTGACACTATCGCTGAGCTAAGCGACGAACAAGTCGCTGAGCTACAAGACGATATTGTCAGCCAGTTTGAGATGGTTGAGGGTGAAGACCCGTCTCCTGAGACAGTTGATGCTATGACGTCGCTAGCCGACTCTCTTGACATGGTTCGCGCCGAGTTGTCTCGCCGTGAGACATTGGCTGCCGAGCTGGCGGCTAAAGCTGCTGAAGCAACCGCTCGTGTCAAGGGCGAGAGCGAGGCGGCTGGAGAGGAAGAGGCTGCCATGGATAAAATGGAAATGGAGCCCGAGACCGAGGAAATGGAGAAATCTATGGATGAAAATCCAGAAGAGGAAACCAAAGAAGAAATGCCAGAAGACGCCGAAGCAGCTATGGACTCAGAAGAGGACGAGGCTGAAGAGGAAACAGAAGCTGGTATGGATTCAGACGAGGACGAGGACGAGGACGAAATGTCTGAGGCTTCAACCACGGAATTGGGATACGACAAGTCAGAGGACGAGGACGAGGACGAGGACGACAAGTCCGAGGCTGCCTCCGAATCCGAAGAAGCATCGACTGTTCAGGACGAAGGTTCAGAACTATCAACCGAGTCAGAAGAAGTAACTGAAGACTCCACAGAGACTGAGCTAGCTACCGAAGAGGTTGCAGAAGCTGCTGTTGAGACCGAGGTAGAAGCTGAAGCTTCCGCCGAGGAGGAGACCGTAGAAGCTGCCGCTGAGGAAGCAAGCGAGCTCTCAAGCGAAAGTGAACCAGAGGCTGAGCTTTCAGCTGAGGTTGTGGAAGAAGCAGAAGCTTCAACCGAACAAGAAACAACAATTGAACTATCTAACGCTACCGAAGAGGTAGAGGAAGGGCAGGCTACAGTGACTGCATCTGCTGAGGAGAACTTTGAAGCTCCTGCTGACCGCCGTCCCGTTGTTCAGGTAACCGAAGCCCCAGTAGCAATCACTGCTGGTGCTGACATTCCTGGCTACACGGCAGGCACCGAAATGAAGGACATGAGTGAGGTGTCAGCCGCTATGGAAAAGCGTCTGCACGGCCTACGTCGTGTCAACGGAGGAGATGGAGAGCAGCACATCGTTGCATCTTTCTCAACCCAGTACCCAGAGGAGCGTTTCCTCGGTACTGACCCGCTAGAGAACCAGGCTAAAATTGAGGCCGTTGTTGGACAGGAAGCCCTAACCGCTTCCGGTGGACACGCCGCACCTGTCGAGGTTCAGTACGACATCTACAGTGTCGGTTCAACCACCGTTCGCCCGGTTCGTGACATGTTGCCACGTTTCCAGGCTGACCGTGGCGGTATCCGCTTTGTAACACCACCTCAGTTCGCTGACGGTACATATGCTGACGCCGTTGGTGTCTGGACTGCTGCAAACGATGCGGCCGATAGCCCAGACCCAGCAGCAAAAACCAGCTACACCGTAACCGCTGCTGCAGAGAACACAGTGTCAACTGACGCTATTACTCTACAGATGCAGTTCGGTAACCTCATGACTCGTGCATACCCAGAGTTGATTGCTCGTCACAACGAGCTAGGTCTGGTACAGCACGCACGTGAGGCAGAGGCTAACTTGCTAAGCAAGATTGGTGCAGCTTCAACCGCAGTTACCACCTCAAGCCTAATTGGCTTCGGCCGTGACTTCTTGGTACAGCTACGTCGCGCAGCAACCGGTTACCGTTCACGTCACCGCCTAGACCCAAGCACACGCTTGAAGGCAGTTATTCCTGCCTGGGTATATGACGCGATGGCAGCGGACTTGACCTTGTCAATGCCAGGTGACGGAACTTTGGCTGTATCGCAGTCGGAGATTACCGGTTACCTAGCAAATGTTGGTGTAGACCTAGTGCCAACCTTGGACGGAAACCCATTCGGTGCGCAGGGTACTGGAGCTCTTAACGAGTTTGCAGACTCATTCGACTGGTACCTGTTCGCAGAGGGAAGCTTCCTATTCTTGGATGGTGGAACTCTAGACCTAGGTATCATCCGCGACAGCTCACTTGTTGGAACCAACGACTACAAGATGTTCGTTGAGACCTTCGAGAACGTAGCGTTCGTTGGAGTCGAGTCACTGAAGGTGACATCAACCATTAGTGTCAACGGTGTAGCAGCTGCTCTCCGTGACACCACTGGTGGCGCAACCGCAGCCGCTATTGAGCTCTAAAATAAAATAGTGCTCTAGGGGGTGCTCGGGGCTCCGGTCCCGGGCACTCCCTACCCAACAAACTTAGATTTAAGACAGGACCTATAAATGGCTTTCGAAAACGGTGTATTTACAGCACCAGAACTGAACCCGAGCAAGTCGGGCCTATTCAGCATTATCAAGCCCGAGACTTATACCGCTACGGCCAACCAAGAGCGCTGGGTCCGCGGATACGCACAAGAATTTTACGCTGAGCCAACAGCTTTACGAAACATTGATGACACAGACAGTACAATAGAAGATGTCTATGCTGCTACAACCAAACCTGCAAGATTTATTGATGTAAAGCCATTCTTCATCGAGGTAGAAGATACAGATTCTACTTTTGGTCTAGTAGGTCAAGATAGATTCGAAAGAGTCCTTAAGCAGCTAGATGCTGCTACTCAGAAAGCCGTTGAGACTGAGCTATGGTCAGGTGCAGTTACTCAAGGAGAAACTCTTGGTAACCCTTATCTTAGAGATGCAAGCACCGTAACAACTTTAGATTCGGGCAATGCGCTTTCAGCAGAGAGGGCACTTGCTCTAGTAGAACACAAAGCCCGTTCTTTGTCACCTCTCGGGGAGCAACCATATATTCACATGAGCGCGGACGTTGCTTCTATCTTAAAAACTGCTTTGCAGTTTGATAAAAAAGAAAACATGATTGTTACCCGACTTGGTTCTCCTGTTATTATCGGGGCCGGATACAACGGAGACGGTCCTGTTGGAGCATCTGGTGCAGACGCTTCGGACATTAATAAATGGATTTACGCTTCTGGACACTTAGCAATACATCTAGGCGCTTCGGAAGTAGTAAACGACACTCTAGCCCAAGGGTATGACGTGTCAGGTAATCAAAATGACATGCGTATCAAAGCGTTCCGAAGTGCTTCGGTTCACTTTGACACATCCATCCACCTAGCCGCCAGAGTTGATTTGACGGCCTAACCAAAGAAATAAGGAGAATAGCTAAATGGCTACTCAAGAATATGCAGCCAGCATTCAGGGTGTGTCTATCCGTGTCACCCGCCTAGATGCTGCTGGAAACCTACTAACCGGACCTGGAGACAGTTATGTAACAGCCGGTTTTATGAGGGTCTCATTCACCCCTGAATACGAAGAGGGCGACGAGATTACCGAGAAAAACGCAAATGGTGCGGTCTTTGTGACATATAAGTCTCCTGACACACTAAAGCGTATCACCATGGAGCTTGCAATCGCCGAACCAGACCCAGAGCTATCTGCTCTAATCTCTGGCGGGCTACTCTTGCGCAAGGACGTCAACGGCAATGACCAATCAGTTGGTTTTGCCTCGCCAGGTGTTGGTGATGACCCATCAGGTAACGGTGTAGCCGTTGAAGCTTGGTCACACGCAATTAAAGATGGTAAGAAGGCTTCTGTTCTTCCTTACTTCCACTGGGTGTTCCCATACGCAAAGCTTCGCCTATCTGGTGACCGCGTAATTGAGAACGGCATGCTTGCCACCACCTTTGAGGGCTACGGTCTAGGAAACGCTAACTTCTCAACGGGGATTGATAACAGCTGGGAGTATCCAGTTGCAGCAGAGCGTCCTTACTCATACTCACGTGCAGCAAAGGCTCCAATTGGCCTCACCGGATTCTATACTTACGATGAAAACAACACCCCTGTTCAGGTAACTGAGCTAGACCAGGGTGCAGTCTTCAACGTAACTAAGAAGGAAATCTCAAATAACGAGGCAATCCTTACACTTGAGGCCGCTCACGGCTTCACAGTTGGTGAGACAGTAACAGTCTCTGGTGTTGACTTGACCTTCAACGGTACCTACACAATTACCGCAACTACTACCAGAACCATCAAATACGCTAAGACTGCAGCTGATGCTCCAGCCGTAACCGTAACTGATGCAGACGCAGTAGTGTCCTCGAAGCCTTCTGACTCAACCGGCCAGTACAATGTACCAGGCAGTGTTGATTACAACCCAGAGGTTGGATTCGACAACGTAATTAGGTCAAACGAAGACTAAGACCAAAATTAACACGGGCGGTGCATCTCGCGGTATCCTTGATATCAGGTGCATCGCCCGTAATTTTTAGGAAGAGATAATGGCAAGCAATCTATGGATTACAGCTGAAGAGCTAGGTAACTACGGCTTTACCGAGTATGCAGATGAAGCGGTTCAAGTTGCTTCAAACCTACTTTGGGCCATGTCGGGCCGTAAATATACGGGAGTTACTACAGTAACTGAAAGATATATTTGTACTCTGCGGAACAACCGCATGGGGCCTTCCGAAAAAACCAACAGTCCTGTTCTTTTTGGTGGAGATGTTTACAACATCCCGGCCTCTGATTACGATGAGTACTCAGAGCTTACTTCTGACGGCCTTTCACCAGACTCGAGAATTAAACTTCGCGGCGGGCCTGTAACAAAGATTCACTCAATACGCAACCGTGTAGGTAAAATCATTGACCCTAGCAGCTACTACCTTGTAGATAAGTCAACAGTACATGTCAGAGCTGGCACCCCTTGGACCCCCTGCAATACAGAAATTACTTACTCTTACGGGCTACCAGTTCCGGTTGCTGGAAAAATGGCAGCTCGTAAGCTTGCTCTTGAGTTTGCTAGACTCTGGTCAGGGGACGAGGATTGTGAACTTCCTCAGCGTGTAACCTCTGTATCACGTCAAGGCGTTTCCTATACCATCCTTGACAACCAAGAGTTTATTGACGAGCTTCGCACTGGTCTCTATGAGATTGACCTTTTCTTAAAGGTTGTAAACCCAGATAACGCTCGTCGCAAGGCAAAAGTATTTTCTACAGATAGACCAAGAGCTCGTCGCTACTCTCCAAAGACTTTAAAACTTACTCCTAACGAAAATTTTGACTTGACTTCTGTGGTTGGAGGAGATGTCTCTTGGTCCTCTGAAGGCTTGGGTCTAGACCTAAGTAACTTTTTTCCTGATAGCGGGTTCACCCCAAAGATTGAACTAAAGAACTATAGCGGCACTACTACGTATACAGTTCCAGCCGAAGACGTAACGCTTGATACTGCAGCTGAGACAATTAGCTTTACTGCTGATTATGATTCCATCCAGAAAACTATCGGGATGGTGGACCCTGGGACATGGTCACTTTATGCTTCCCAGAATCAAGACGGTGTGGAAAGCATCGTTGAGCTCGCAACTGGGAACCTAAAAACCCAGATGTACAACTAAAGGAAAGTAAATATGGCAGAAGTACAAACTAACTTTACCTCAGCTGACATGCTAGGTAAGGCAAAGACTGTGAAGAAGGCTGCTCCAAAGGCAAAGGCTGCACCTGCACCTAAGCCTGCTCCAGAACCTGTTGTTGAAGAGACAACTATTGTTGAGGAGCCCGTGGTAGAGTCACCAGTAGTAGAGGAATCAGAAGAAGGGACCTCAGAGGAACTCTAAATGGCTATTGACTTCTCAGGTGTATCCGAGGATGCGCTGAATCTTAAGAATATGATGGACGGCATTGTTGACCGCGTGGCAAAAGAATTTGCAGAATACAATGTCGCACTACCTAATCGGCAATACTGGACTATGGGTCAGCCTGCGGTTGATTCCGAGCAGCTTGTTGTGTATATGATTCAGGCATTCCTTGGTACACCTGGAGAAGAAATTCCTCAGCCATACAAAGGTAACAGCGTGCCTCGTAGCGCAACAGTAGGAATCTCTATTGCTAGAGAAGTTCCAACAGTTGGTGTTAACGGACGTGCACCTACAGCTGAGAAAATCCAGGAGTATTCAGCGAGAGCAGCAATTGATGCTTGGGTGTTGATGGAGTCTGCTAAAAGAATCGACATGTGGGATGAGTCCGGAGGATTTGGTCCTGGAGTCGTAGTTGGGTTGGATGCTACACCTCCTGAGGGAGGATTCCAACTAGTTAACATGCAGCTGACTATGATTATCCCGTAAGGAAAATAAATGCCACTTTTTAAGCCCTGGATTCCTGACAACTGGGGAACTTATGTTGTTCGTAAGAGCATAAAGTCCTTACGCCAAACTAGCAGGATAGCCCGCAACGTTGCAAACCCCACAACGTTTGAATTTGAAGTAACTAGGATACGTCTATATCACCACCGACTGAGGGCGTATTTAAACACTCCTGCAGGTCCTCTTTGGAGAAAGCTAGAGCGTCGAGCAGAGCTCGCTCAGAAAATGGCAAAGGCTCAGGTGGGAGTCGACACTGGTCGACTAAAAAGTTCTATATATAAGCGACACCTTGGTAACGCTACTGGTCAATACATAGTTATTGGTTCTGATTTAAATTATGCTTTGATGCACCATGAAGGCACTAGGCCGCACGTAATTATGGCCTCGTCATCAAAGAATTTAAAGTTTGTGAAAAACGGTAAAAAAATTTTTACACCTATGGTTAGACACCCAGGCACTCAGCCGAACCGATATCTGACGCGACAGCTATCTATCTTCAAGCCAAAAATAGTTATCTACTAAGTCCGATACAATAGTATCAGGCGTATTGCGCTTAACTATGAAATAAATGACTAAAGAAAGAAGATACAAAGATGGCTGAAATCAAAGATTTTGGTAGCAAGTTTATCGACGAATCAATTGTAGGAGCTAAATTTAAGCTTCACGACGAGGAGTTCGAGTGTGTTAAAGCTGTTCAGGGTAAGGTTTTGCTAGACATGACTGCTAAAGCTGGCAGCGACAATCCTGCAGACCAAGCAAAGATGATTAGCGAGTTCTTCGGATACGTTCTAACCGAGGAAAGCTACACAAGGTTTAGTGCACTACTTGATAGCAAGGATAAGGTTGTTACGGTAGAAGCTCTCGGAGACATTGTGGCCTGGATTACGGAGCAACTGACTAACCGCCCGGAAAAGCAGCCAGAGGCCTCCTAAGCTGGGCAATTGACCTCTGGCCGTATGTAAATGGAAAAGCCCTAGCAATGAAATTAGACCTTAAAGAAATGGAAGCGTCCGAACTTTGCGATGTAGTCCATTTTTTCTTTGAACAAGATGCTAGGTATGGTTCTGCCGAAGAGGTTCAGAGTGTTTCCGATATGAGAAGCAGACTGTATTCCTTATATGACCAAACTTATAAATATGCGGCTAGGTCCTCTGGTGCCCAGGGTAGGCAATATATAGACCCTTCGCAAGAGTTTGATTTGGACGAACCTAGTCCGACGGCAAAACCTCCTAAAAATTACATTCCGCCCACTGAAGCAAAAGGCGAGTCTTTAGCCCCCTTCGGAGCTCTACTCGACCCACCTATTGGTGGGTAACCAACAAAGAAAGGTAAGTTATGGCAGTGTTAGGTAGTGCAACAATTGTTGTGCGTGCTATAACTACCAATGTTGGTAGCGATATCAAAAAGAGCTTAGAGGGGGCTTCGGCCGCTGCTGGTAATGCAGGTAGCTCCATGGGAAGAAGTTTCACTAAAAACTTTCAAAGCGCCTCTGGAAACCCATTTAGTAGATTAATTCAATCTCTCCAGGGCATGGAGGGGGAGCTACAGGCAGCTAGGCAAAGACTTCTCAGTTTGATTAGGGTTAGCAATTTCTTAGGCCCTGCCTTATCTGGAGTAGTAGCAGCGATTGGTGCTCTTGGCGGTGTCTTAACAACTTTAGTTGGAGTATTAGCCACAGCGTTACCGGCTGTTGCTGCTTTAGGGGGAGCGTTTGTAACCTTAGGTGCGGCAGCTATAGGAGCCAGAATTGGCTTAAGTGGAGTAGGCGCAGCGGTAGCTCAAGCGAACGAGCAGAATCAACAATTTGCTGGAACTCTCCGTGACATAAATGAAGAGATGCAACAGTTAAGGTTTAACGCAGAAGAAGCCGCGCTTAGTGAAGAGAGAGCAGCTTTAAATCTAGAAAAAGCTAGAGAAAACTTAATTAGGGTTCAAGACCTGCCGCCTAACTCTAGAGCTAGGCGCGAAGCACAGTTGGCGTATGAGGAAGCCGAACTAGCCTTCCGAAGAGCAAAAGACCAAAACTCAGACCTCCAAAAGCAGGTAGAAGATGGGATATCTCCTGCAAGCGTTGGAGGCGGGGTCCAAGACCCATTTGCGGGACTTAACGACAGCCAGCGAGCTTTAGCCGAATATCTTGTGAGTCTTCAAGGGCTTTTTGAAGAGTTAGAAGAGAAAATATCAGATGGCTTTGTCCCAGGGCTGATGAAAGGTCTCAAAAAACTTGAAAATGAGGTACTAAGACAAGACGAGTTCGGCGAGGCCGTAGAGGCCTTCGGTGAGTCACTTGGTATGGCAGCTGAAAACTTCTTTAATGCCATCTTGGACAATGGCGGGGCAGAAAGTTTTACAACTTTAATTAATCAATTTTCTGAAGATATCCCGACAATTGGAACAATTCTAGGAAATGTATTTTCCATATTTTTAGAAATTTTAATTGCAGCAGAGCCAATTATCGATAGATTCCTCGGGAGCATGGAGGGTAGCACAAGCAATATTCTTTCTGACCTAAGAGCGGCGAACTCGGAAGAGGGCGGGGGCTTAACTGAATTCTTTGAGACAGCCGCCGACCGCGCCTCTCAGCTTGGCACTATATTAGGAAACATTATAGGTGGAATATTTGGCATTGGTGAAGCAGCCGAAGAAGGCGGGGCAGCTGACACCCTACTAGATTACCTGGAAGAGATAACAGAACGTTTTTCTAATATCGGAGACGACGAACAGTTTGCAGAAAACTTAAACCTAGCTACTGAAAATGGTACAAAACTACTAGACCTAATTGGAAACATCTTAGGCGGTATATTTGAGCTGGGTGCTTCCCCTGAACTAGGTGAGTTTTTGGACGAACTGAATAGTGAGGAATTCCAAGAGAACTTTGGCGAATTCATGGATAAGATGATTGGGGCCTTGCCTGAGCTGGGAGAGTTCTTGACTGAACTAATCACTTTCATGAATAACATTACAGACGAAGGGGGTATGGAAGCCTTTTTCGAGACCTTAACAGGAGCACTATCAGGGGTTAATGAGTTTATTGGTAGTGACACTGGGCAAAAAATCCTGGGGATTGTATCCCCTATATTCCAGACTCTAAATGCTATAGGTTTAATATTTACCTTAATCACAAACTTTGTTCTCTTGCCACTTGGTGGTTTCTTATTATTTATATTTAATCCTTTTGCCAGGGTTCTAGGATTTAAGATTGGACCTAAAGGCGGTTTTACGCCTACTGGCGGTGGTATACGCGGGTTTTTCAAAAAGACTTTCCCTAACCTATTAGGCGATACAAATAAAAAAGCTGGAGTTACTGGAGGCAAGCTAGGCTCTGTATTTAAGACACCCAAAATATCAGGACCTGGATTTATAGGAATTGCCCTTACTGCTGGTGGCCTCCTCTTAGAGATAACAGGAGCAGGCGACCTTCTTGAGACCCAATTTAAAAACTTCTTCAATGACTTATGGGGCAACTTAGAGGAAAGCACTGGCAGGCTTGTTGGCTGGATTGAAGAGGGCGCCCCTGGTCTAGAAGAAAAGTGGAATGGTCTCAAAAACAACTTAAAAAGCGGCTGGGAAGATTTCACGGGCTCGCTTTCCACGAGCTTCGAAAGAGACACAGATATGGTGTTTGGTACAAACGTCATACAAAACGGTTTTATAGATATGATTAACGGACTCCTTGACCTTTGGGAGGGGTTTGTTAACTCCCTTATTACAGGCCTAAATGATGGAATTATTTACTCTTTAAACAGTATATCTATACCTATCCCCAACTGGGTCAGAGATGCTGCTTCGGCAATAAATTTAGACCTACCTAGTGCTGTTGGATTCGATATTTCAAAGATTGCAGCCTACAACATTGGAAGAATCCCTAAGTTAGCAGAGGGCGGCATAGTGGATGCTGTGGATGGAGGTACCCTAGCCATAATTGGAGAGGGGGGCAGAAACGAACGAGTAGAGCCTTTGGGTCCAGATGGGTTATCGGCAAGGGATAGGGCACTTATGAACTCTATAGAGAGCGCTGTTTCCAAGAGAGGTGGTGGCGACATAAATGTCACAGTTAATCCCGCTCCTGGTATGGACGTACGTGAGCTGGCAGAGGAAGTCTCACGCAAGATTGCGTTCCAGGTTAGAAAGGGAACCTTTTAATGGCTGAAGAATATAACCAGTTCTATGACACAGTAGCTGACGCTGCGGCTCAAGCGATAGAAAATGAAAAAGTAGATGGAGGCTTATCTGCCTTACCAGCTCCCTACCTATCTGGCCTTAAGCTGGAAGCGGATGTTGAAATTGGAGACCTTGTACTAAACACTATTGATGAAGATGGTGTTGTTTGGGTAATGACAGATATAGCCAACTGGTGGCGTCAGCCGGACCCAGAGCTACCTTCTCTCCGCAGAGGTTGGGGCGATGGTGACTATGATGCCACTGGTAGGTATAATGCTAGAAATATAACTTTGACCGGAAGTTTTCTTACTCAAAACCCTGACCAAGTTGCTAAAGCTAGAGATAAGCTAATTAAAGCTACAGATTTAGTCAGAAAAGGTAATTGGTTAGTTGTCCGTGAGGCACCTACTCCCAAGGCTGCTTTTGTAAGACTTTCTGGCTCGCCTTCGATTGAGACCGTAACGGCTAGGGGTAGAACTAATTTTTCTATTGGATTTAAAGCTGCTGACCCAGTTAAGTACGAATGGGTAGGTGGTGCCAACAACTATCGTTCAGCTGGTATAACTAGTTCTAGCCCGCCCGTAGTTAATCAGGGTAATACAAAGGTGTCTACTATTTTTCAAATATTTGGTCCCGTATCTGCAAGCCCTGCATCTCCTATAAGCATTGTTAAAAGCAACAGTGAGAATTTTGAGACCGAAACCGTACAAATAGTTGACTCTTTGGAATCGGGTCAAACGTTAGAGATAGATTCTTTGAATAGGGAAGTCTTGTTAGTAGAGGATGAATCTGTCCTGAGCGGCAGATTTAAAACCGACACTTTGCTAGATTGGCTATATTTAGACCCCGGAGAGAACTTTTTCACTTATTCCGGCTCCGGAAGCTGTAGAATTTTATATAGGTCCGGCTGGATAGGCTAAACACATAGGATAAAAGACAAAATATGGTAGAGACAAGAAAACCTGCAGAGGTTGAGTATAGGTACTTTGTTACCGATATCAACACTAATGAACTGCTTGCTGAAATCCCCTTTACAGGAGTAAGTTACGGTCGCTCTCTTCGCGAAGCCGGTCAATTTTTCGGAAGCATACCAGTAGTTGCAGAGACTTTTAATCTAAGTCTTTATGAAAATACTCTCCCGGGTAAACGTGCACTTTTTATAACTAGAAACGGTGTTACAGTATGGGGAGGCATTATATGGTCAAGAACATACGACATAGTCTCAAAGTCCCTTGATGTTTCAGCCTCGGAGTTTACAAGTTATCTGTATAGTCGAGTTCTTTGGCAGACCTTTTCTAATGCTTTTAGTGCTAATGCTACTGTTGAGTCGGGGGTAGCTACTATCAACTTAGACTTTGCAGAATATGCTTTTGAAGTTGGAGAGCCAATTTATTTAGATTGGGGCCCCGACAGGAGTCTATATAGTGACACTTTTAGCGTACTAACTACAAACGGAACAGACCAAATAACTGTAAATGCCGAGTATGTGGATGCTCAGGGTAGAACTGTGACCATTCCTGACCAAATTGTTGAAGAAGGCATTATCACTGTGGAGGTACGTCAGGACACATATGACTACGCCCGATATATTCTCGGCGAGCTAGAAAATGACTTTTTTGACTTGCAGTTTGCAAATGACGCTATCGAACCGGGAATTGATTTATTCAATGTTATTAGCACATACTCACGAAGTTCGAACGTAGCCAGAATCACGTTAAATAGAAATCATGAGCTTGTAAAAGGACAAAGGATAAAGGTAACCGATACGGGGAGGGGGTTTGACACTCAGGACGCAAAAGTTAAAGAAGTTATAGACAGTAAGACTTTTACATATGAGAACACGGGCCAAAACGTGGCTCAAACGGGCGCTGCCCGACAGAGTGCTGACATAACCTTCTGGCAACGCTTAAACAATACCGTCACCATAACTACAAGTGGCCCCCATGGATTTAAAGAGGGGGATATTGTATATATTCAAGACCTTAATCCATCAGTAGACGGGTTCCACACCATTAGAACAGTTGGAGAGCCTCAGGCGAACAACTTTACCTTTGTGGTCCTAGGTTCTCTAGTCGCTTTCAGCCCGGCATCTTCTGAGGCAGTTGCGATAGTTGACCCGGCGGTAACCTTCTCCACATATGGGCCATACAGCAATAATTCTTTCTTGGGTATCGAGTTTTCTACAGACCAGCCTAGCCAAGAGCGTCAGCGAAACGCCATACTCCGCGGTTTCGAGCTGAGGTCTATAGGCGAAATACTGGATGAATATTCAAATGTACCTAACGGCTTTGAATATAGGATTGATTGCGAATTTGACAACTCTACAAATAAGTTTAGAAAGATTTTTACCTTTCTACCTCTAGTTCCGCCCACTTTAAGTACTTATGTAAATAGCTTGCCTGATGGAAAGCTACCATCAGGAGAGTTTGCTCCTGTCAGTGCCTTCGGTGCGGACAAAACTGTATTTGAATATCCTGGAAATATATCAAATGCAAGTTTTGAAGAATCAGCCGAGACGTCAGCTACCCGTTTTTGGGTAAAGGGAAATGACCCCGACTTAAGCGAATCTGCTAGTCAACCGTACTCAGCGGCTGCCGATATAGATTTACTAGATAGAGGCTGGCCTCTAATTGACCAAACTGAAACTTTCGAGTCTCGGAATGAAGTTTTACTGCAAGGCGTTGCAAAAAGGTATCTAGAAGAGAGTAAACCTCCAAGCAGTAACTTTACAATAGATGTAAATGGTTCGATGATACCTGAAATAGGCTCATATAAGCCTGGTGACTGGTGCTCTGTGATAATTAATGATGACTTTGTAAGACTCAGGCTGCAAAGTTATATAGAGCTCCGTGATGGTACTAATAGACAAGTCTTACTGAGAAAAATAGACGCACTTGAAGTCACTGTTCCAGATAATCCTTCTTTCCCGGAAGAAGTATCTTTGGAGCTCGTAACTGAACCGGAGGTTGATAAGATTGGCAATTAGAAGAAGACGCAGGAAGCTCACTAATCTGCTAAGTACGTTAGACCGTAGGGTAAAAACTTTAGAGTTTCGTCCCATTGACTTACTATCTTCTAGCGAGCAAGCTGCTGCCGAAGAGCTGGCAGATTCGGTAGATGTAATTGTTTCTAACTCTGCTCCAAATCAATACCTACCGGTCGAGAAAGCGTATCTTTACGGAAGCGGCGTATCAGGCAGCTCTCCCCGCGTAGAGGTATTTCTTGGTGCTGACCCCGGTTCAAAAGCCGATGGCCGCTTCCAAGTAAGCGGTATAAATGGGTCAGCTGATGCCGACTTTGAAGTCTCTGGAAATAATTTCACTATTGTTTCTGCGAGCTCGGAGCCATGGGACGGCGATGAGCGTAAGAACTATCAATACACACCTACTGACCAAGAACCAGAGCTAATAAATTCAGTTCTGTATGCAACTGATGTTGCTGCACCTGAGGGCACATCTCAGCCAATCGAGCTTATAACTAAAGTGCAAATTGCTAGCTATGAAGGCTCTGACAGCACTATAAGAATCGGCCTTACCGGGCAACACAAGTTTAAAGTTGGAGATGTTGTTTATGTAGAGCTTGGTATTGAAAACCCTATCGTTTTTGGTAGAGACGGTCTCTTTAGACTGTCTAACGTAGATACTGACTTTATCGAGTATGAAATCTCCTCGCCTCTAGCTGAACCAATTAATACCACCCCTGTCACTACTGTAACTAGGCATGTATATGCAGTTGCTCACAACTTTGTTAGAGATGGAGCCACCTGGGTAGACAACAGCGAGGCAACCGACCAGGTTTTTACTTGGAGAGACATTAGGTGGATATCTTTCAACGAATTTGTAGGTGACGACGGTGTGGCTCCAGGGCCAGTGACCAACCTTACTGGTAATTCGGAGAGTAGGGCTGTGGACGGTACTACAGCCGGGGTGGCACGCGTAACTCTTAATTGGTCTAATCCAACTACAAATGCAGAAGGCAACCCTTTGGATGATTTACTTGGTGTGCAGGTATGGCACAGGTACGCGGAATCAGAGCCATTTGAAAAAGGCGATGTCATTTTGGGGGACGACACTCAGTGGACAAAAGATGGCTTTGAGGTAAAACGTAATGGTCAAGCAGTAGCGACTGTGACATTCCGCGTTTATGCTGTTGATAGTGGAGGACTTCTCTCGGAGCCCGCTGAGATAGATGTTGAAATAACCCCTGCTGCAAAGCAAATAAAAACACCTACCGCTCCTCAGGTATCTCAATATTTGGGGACCCCCACTTTCAGCTGGGACGGCCTACAAACAGACGGCACCCTACCCCCTGCTGTAGACGCTTATGAGATAGAGGTTCACCTATCAACGATTAATGGTTTTTCAATACAAGATGGTACCTTCCAAGAAGGCACGGGTACTTTTTATGGTAGCTTTCCCGCTGAACCAGGAGGCTATCTAGTACTAAATGCTAATGACTTAACTGATGGAAACGCGTACTACGTACGATTTGTTTTAAATGATGTTCATGGAAATACGGAAGTATCTGCTCAATCTACTTTTACAGCAGAAGTAGATAAGCCAGTCAAATTTGATGTAATTGATGTCGGTACATTGGACGGTCAGCTAATTACAGGACTTGGGATTCAAACCGGTCCAAATGTAAATGATGGTAGTGGTAGTGACCAAAATGGCATTATTCTAACTAAAAACGGTCTCGAGGCATATGACCAATTCGGAGAACGGACTTTTCGAATCAGGGCTTCAGATGGTGCTGTATTTTCTTCAGGAAATATAAATTTAAACTCTCTGGCTACCACTACTTATGTAAATCAGCAGATTAATAACATACCTGACAACGAACTTAGTGCTGATGACATAATAAGAATTATTAATAACTCCCCAAGTGGTTCTATTAACGAGACAATAGTTAGCCCAGGCGGAATTCTTTCGCCAACAGTAGCGTCCAATACCTTTATTGCTTTTAATAGTGATAGAGATATTAAAGCTCCCGGTACCGTAATTGACGGTGACAAAATTAGAACCGGAACTATCGATGCTTCCCGAGTAACTGTCTCAAACCTAAATGCGGACAATATAAAATCTGG